GAACGTTAACTATTGTTGTGCCTGATGTGAATGTAAATACTGCTGGAATAGTAGTTGATAAAGGTGTGATGTCATAAAAGTTGTTATCGTAATAGGTATATAGTTTTCTATCTGTACCGATGATCGCTAATGAGTCTCCGGCTAAATCTGTATATGTGTGAATGTCTCTTGCTGCACCAATTAAATTAGTACCAACTGCTGGTGACCAACCACCTATCTTTTCAGGAACTCCGTATCTAAAACGGACCATATCACAATCAACCCAACCGCCTTCTGCACCGTATTGAGTGTTTTGTTTATCGATTCCTGGTCTAAATTGTAGTTTATTTATCGGCATAAAACCCCTAGTAAACGGGTTTTATATCACTTTTTAAACCAAGCGGGAAGTCCTAAATGAGGTCTACGATCGTATATATTTTCTTTAGATCCTTTAGTTTCAACATTATTGTAATGTAAGAATACTTGACCACAGTCATCAAAAGATAATTTATCTCTCCAATGCTCTAATTCATTTCCACGATACACTAACATATCACCAGGTTGTAACATTACTTTAACACCTTTAGATTTTGATGCTTTGTAATTACCTGTCTTTTCATCAACACCACCTAATGATGCATCTGGTTCTAAATATATTGGCCAACAACCACCACCTAAATGCATAGTTGTAGATATCTCACATGAAAATCTATCTTTATGTTTATGTAAGACATCTCCTTTTTTATAAATCCTAGCATAAGAATAATTGGGGTTTAATTTAAGAGATGTCTCTTTTTCCATTACTGGAAGTAATTTGACAAGTAATGTTTCCATTACAATGTCAGAATAATGTGAATAGGTATCTGGAACTTGTTGATCATTCCATACACCAAAGTATTCAGTAAATTGTGAAATATATTTATTATCAAACATCGTGCGCGCGACCTGCTTCTTCATCATGAAATAATCATAACAGAATTTAGCAAGATCTTCTGATATCGCTTCTTTAATAACTACATACTTATCTGTTTTAAAACTCATATTTTCTCCTTTTTGTTTTCTGCTTTAGTTTGTACTCTTACTGTATCAGTAATCATTTTTCTTACAGCTTGTAGATTGAAATGAATAAATCTAAATGGTTCTACACCATCATCCACTACATATTGATGTTCCATATAAGCTGGAAAGAATATCATCGTTCCTGGTTTTGGTCTGTAATGAATTTGATGCGTTCCTAATGTTATTTCAGTTTCATTTTTTAATGGTAACTGTGTAATAAGTTTAGCTGGACGAGGATCGTGGAATACTGGCATTGAGGTTTTATCTGAACATTTTAAAAAGTAAAAACCAGATATATGATTATCATAATGTATATGACCTTCATGGTGTCCACCGCCTTTTTCACCAAATTCTTGTACCCAAAATTCAGTCCAAAATAATTCATAGTTAGTTAAGTTATAACCCATATGATCTAAAACATTCCAAGATGTTGAACCAATATATTCTTGTAATTCTTTTAAAGCAGGATCTCCAACTAATGATGTAGAATGAAAACTCATTCCGTGATCTCCTATTTTTTTACCAAATTTCTTTTCTCTCTCTTTAATTGCTTTAACATTATTTTTTTTAGCTTCTTTAATATATTTATCACAAACTTTATTTGCATCATCTACCCATTCAGGTATTTCTATAGAATATACTGGTGAACTAAAATAAATTGATGAGTTTAATTGATCTGTTTTTGCCATTATTTAAATGGATATCCAAGGTTCCAAATAACCAATGAATATCTTGTTCCTTTCGTTACGGGTTTAACTCTATGCCAAACGTGAGAAGGAAATACTACTATACTTCCACGTGGAGCTATTTCTGCACACTTCCTAACTGTTGGTTTATCAGGATCCATATTTCTAAAATCAAATTCTAATTCTCCTCCTTCATAATCTTTCGGATCTGATAAGGAACATGTAACTGATAATTTTCTAATTTTACCATTAGTATCTTTATTATCTGGATTTGCGTATGGAGTTTCCCAACTATCACAATGCCAATCATAAAATTGATTTAGTTTATATTTAGTAAATTGACATGACTCACTGAAATCCCAATCAAAATTCCAACCAGCTAATCTATTTGCTTGATGAATGAAAGGTTGAATTTCTTTATAAATCCAACGATCGTTTAACCAAACAATATTTGAATCTCTTTTCTTTTTTAAATCTACTATATCTTTATCATCAAGTGGTTTACCTTCATTAATTTTAGTTGTTTGACCACCAGTAAGAGCTAATTGTTCTTGTTGTGATATTCCATATTTAATTAACTCATCACAAAATCTAGGTGTGAGTGCACTTTGAAAATAGTAATAGTAATTCTGTAAGTTCATTTCTAAATACTATATAATAATTTTTATAGGATTTGTAAAGAGTAAATAATTAGCTAATTGTAAGGTCTCCAGAAACAGTGAATGTAGCCACTTTACAACCTCCAGCTGGTGCCGGTAATGTTGTAACCGTGTTTGTTCCTGGTGCAACGGTAAAATTAATAGAAGATGGTCCTCTAACAATAACTATACCCGATCCGCCTGCGCCTCCATTAGAACTATTACCACCTGCTCCACCGCCACCACCTGTATTAACTGTTCCTGAACCACCAGTATTTCCTGGACCTACTGTTCCTGCTCCTCCACCTCCTGGTCCTCCGGATCCACCTGCTCCTCCTATTTGACCAACAGCACTTCCTCCTCCTCCACCGCCTCTTGTAACTGAACATCCTGTAATTGAATTTGCTAAACCATTTCCTCCATTACCTGCTACAGTACCACTTGGAGCACTACCTCCAACAGAGCCTGCTCCTCCACCACCACCACTTGTAAATCCAGCTTGTGGTGGTTGACTTCCAACCCCACCATTATTTCCTTGTGGTGGACTAACTGGAGGAGTATTTCCTAAACCAACAGTAGTTGGAGAAGATCCAATACCTCCACCACCTGATCCTCCATCAAGATTTGAAGTAGGATTTGGTGGTCCACCACCACTCCATCCTCCTCCTCCACCTGCTGATGTTATTGTTGAAAAAATTGAATCTGATCCTTTAATTCCTGGACTACCTGGACTTCCACCTCCTGCACCTGCTGTTCCTCCACCTCCTACTGTAATTGGATGACTTCCTACACCAACTGTTAATTTTGTTCCACCTGGAAATGAAGTACGATATCCTCCAGCTCCTCCTCCTGATGATGCAAAATTACATTGATTAGTTCCTCCACCTCCACCACCTCCAGCTATTACTAAATAATCTAAATCATAAGATCCAATCGGCCACGTTCCTTGTTTAATTGCACTAAATTGACTTTTTAAATTCCAAACACCTGTTGCCTTGTTTAATTCTTTTACGATCACGATTCCCGAACCGCCTGCTTTTCCTGTATTAACTACTCCAATTGAATCAGTACCAGAACCACCTCCACCACCTCCGCCACCTGTATTAGCTGTTCCAGCTGTTCCATCTGTTCCACAAGGAGCAATATAAGGAGTAGCTGCTCCACCTTTTCCACCTCCAAAAGTATTTGTAGGTGAACCTGCTGTTTTATTTGCACTTGAACCTCCACCACCTCCACCTGCATAATTTACTGAAGATCCTGATATTGAATTTGCTAATCCAGCACCTCCACCAGCTCCCGTACCACCATTTGCATTAGTTCCTGCTGCTCCTGCTCCTCCACCTCCTGATCCAGTTGAACCAAATGGATTGTTAGTAGTAGTTGTTCCACCTGGATTTCCTTGAGGTGGACTTACTGGTGGTGAGTTACCTGTTCCACCTGCATAAGTTGGTCCTCCTGGAAAAGGTTGTCCACTAGCGCCTCCACCTGATCCACCATTTGCTCCAAGCATAAAAGGTTGTGATGGTTGACCTGTTTGACCACCACCTCCACCACCTCCACCACCATTAGATGTAATTGTTGAAAAAATTGAACTTGATCCTGTAACACCTTGTCTTGCAGGTTCAGAAGATGATCCTCCAGCTCCACCTCCACCTACTGTGATTGGGTATGTTGTTGCTCCACAAACATTAACTTGAACACATCTATAACCACCTGCTCCACCTCCTCCACCACCAGCACCATTACAACTAGTAGTCGTGTTACCTGC